GTCCGCGCGCTCGCTCGCCCACTCCTGCCGAAACTAAAACTTTAGTTCTCTTATATATTCACTTAATCAATTTGCAAAATGGCTTACAGAAGAAAATCTTATCGCAGATCCTCACGTCGTAGACGGGGCGGCAAACGTGGCCGCCGTTATTCATCCTATACCGTGTCCAGAGGTGGCATTCGGTTATGAAAAGATTTATTAAAATAGCAAGGAATGCTAAGGCTCATTATCCTTGCGACACTCCGCATTGTCCTTCATGCGTACAATTGCGTAAACGTTATATTTGGTTCGAACTTGGAGGAACTACACAACTATCGTTGTTCTAATGCGTTGCATTTCTCCCCTTACCCTTAAAACAGGTCTCACGGTTCCGTGTGGTCATTGTAATTTCTGTCTTGCTAATCGTCGTGCCGATTGGTCCTTTCGCCTATATCAGGAAAACAAGGTCTCTCAATCCGCACATTTCTTGACACTTACTTACGATGACACCACGGTTCCCGTAGGGGACGATTGCTTTTCGTTATGCAAAAGGGACTTGCAACTGTTCACAAAACGACTTCGTAAAGAAAATGGATCAAAACTTCGCTATTATTCTGTCGGCGAGTACGGTACGCGAACCCAACGTCCTCATTATCACAGTATCATGTTCAACCTACAAAAGAGGGTACTACAATCGCTGCCTCAAATCTGGGGGTTGGGTTTGGTACACATCGGAGATGTTAATGCAGCTAGTATCCACTACGTTACGAAGTATGTCATAAACGCGGACAAACAAGTTCGCGGTCGTGAGCCCCCTTTTTGCGTTATGTCTCGCCGACCAGGTATCGGCGCATCTTACTTGGAAACACATCAAAACTATCATCGTGATGCAATGCGGTATTATTCGCGTCAAAAGGGGATCTACAGTAGGTTACCTCGCTATTTCAAAGACAAGTTTTTCACTAAAGACGAAAAACGGGATATGGCGGAAACGGCTGAATGGGAAAGTGTGCTTGCGTATAGAAAAGAAATTGCGCGTCTTGAGGCCCTTCACCCAGACCCCAGTATTTATTATTCAGACCGTTTGCAACACGCGCACGATTCGATGAAACGTATTCTTAACTCTAATGACAAATTCTAATGAAACTCTTTGATTCTGTCCGGATGAGAGCTCCCGGAAAAAATAAATTTAACCTCTCTCATGAACGTAAGATGTCGTTCAATATGGGTGACTTGATTCCCATGATGTTGCAGGAAGTTGTTCCCGGGGATTCTTTCCGTGTGAACACTGAAATTATGATGCGTCTTGCTCCCATGCTGGCTCCCATCATGCATCGGGTGAACGTGAAGACTGAATATTTCTTCGTGCCGATGCGTCTTATTTGGAATGAATGGGAAGATTTTATTACTGGCGGTCGTCTTGGGACGTCAGCTCCTATTTCTCCTTTCTTTGATTTCGGGAGCTTTGACCCTTCTGAATATTATATACCGGGTACTTTGTTGGATTATCTTGGTTTACCTGTTATGGAGGGTTTGGTTTCTGGCACGGATGAACGTGAATTTAGTTCGCTTCCTCTTCGTGCTTATCAACTCATCTGGCAGGAATATTATCGTGACCAAAATCTTACGCCGGAACTTTCATTGTACTTTGGGTCAGGCAATGAAGTCGCGCCCTATCTTACAGACAATCTTCTGCAAATTCGTAAACGTTGCTGGGAAAAGGATTATTTAACGTCTGCGCTACCGTTCGCTCAGCGCGGTGCTACCGTTGATATCCCTATTTCTGATGATCCCCTTCAGCAAACTATTATGTCTCGTCCGGGTGCTGGTGGTGTTCCATTTACCACTGCTTCAACTGCGTTTGGATTTAATAACGCCGGTGGTACTACTGCGGCTGCTGGTGCTGAATCCGGTGGTGTGCATGTTGGTGCTGAAGGTCATGGCATCGATGTTAATACGCTTAGGCGGTCCGTTAGGCTGCAAGAGTGGTTGGAAAAAATGGCTCGGGCTGGTTCGCGTTATGCAGAACAACTCCGCGCTTTCTTCAATGTGAATCCTGATGATGCTCGTCTGCAAAGGCCTGAATTTCTCGGCGGTGCTACTACTCCTATTTCGATTTCTGAGGTTTTATCTACCGTCCAGCAAGTGGATCCCACTTCAGGCGATCCTGTTGGTACGCCTCAAGGTGATATGACTGGTCGCGGTATCTCTTACGGGAACGTAAATGGCTTTAAGCGGTTCTTTAAAGAACATGGGTTCGTCGTTGGTCTCGTATCTGTTATTCCTAAAACTGCCTATCAACAGGGCATTCCTAAGCTTTGGAATCGGTCTGATAAATTGGATTATTATTGGCCTGAATTTGCCAATATTGGCGAGCAGGCTGTTATGCAATCAGAAGTTTATTATAATCCTGATTCTCCCGCAGGTACGTCTTTCGAGACGTTTGGTTATCAGTCAAGGTATGCGGAATATAAATACCAACCGTCTACGGTTCATGGTGATTTCCGTGACTCGCTTGCGTTCTGGCATATGGGACGGATTTTCGCCGCCAATCCTGCTCTAAATACTTCATTTGTTACTGCGGATCCGACACATCGAATCTTTGCTGTGGAAGATGCTGACGTGCATAAACTTTGGTGTCAACTCTATCATAAGATTGATGCTATTCGCCCGATGCCGTATTATGGAACTCCTAAACTTTAATCTTTATGGGACAATTTTCAAATAAACTAACGTGGCGGCTACTGCCGCACATGATCGAAACGCCTACGGGCGTTTCTGAAACGATTCCCGATGATACTCCGAGTATCAAACAATTACTTCAAAGACATATGGCTGGGCAAGATCTTGACCCCGGTTCCGTTCGGGAACCTGTTTATAACGATGGTGATTACGATTCTAATGACCTCGAGGAACTTAAAAGGATGGATCTGTCTGAGAAACATGAATTTACTGAACTACTGAAGGCGGATGTCGCCGAAAGGAAAAAAATTATTGAAGCTGCCGAAAAGGCAATTCAAGATAAAAAACTTGCTGCCAAAAAGGCAAAGCAAGAAAAAATCGACCAGGATAAGGGCCGAAGCCATGAGTCGGCTGACTCAGCTGGACGCGTGAAGGAGGAACGACTGAGCAAGGATAGCGACGGGATGCCGACGAATCGCGAAGGGCCGAATTCTGGTCCATACTCTCGCGAAGAATAAGCTTCGCGGAAAATAGCACTACTCTTACTTGATATATTAGTGCTAACTGACACCATGCTGATAATCAGCTACTTAGGTGTCTGCTAAAAAAGGATCTAAAAAATGTCTTAAATTCGCTTCAGATGGAAGAATTAATTCAGAGTGGTATAATCACTCCCGACGGTGAGATCGTCGTTCTACAGGGCTGGATTGGAGCCGCAATAGCCGGGGCAGTAGCCCTGGCTTCTGCAATCATAGGTTCCTCTTCATCCAAAAAACAAACTGAACGTACAAACAAGGCCAATCTGGAGATGGCCAAATATCAACAAGAGGCCAATCAGGCCTCAATTGATAAACAAAATGCGTTCAACGCTCCGTCTGCTCAAATGCTTCGATATCAGCAAGCTGGGCTAAACAAAAATTTGATCTATGGTCAGGGCACTCCGGGCAATCAACAGGAAATTGCTAAATATCAGGCTCCTACTCAGGACTGGCATTCGCAACCGTTGGTTCTGCCGGACTTACTTGGTATCTATCAGGACTTCTCTCTCAAACAGGCTCAAGTGGAAAACGTAGAGGCCAATACTCGTAACGTTGACGAACGTACTACAAACGAATCACTTCGGCGTATGCTAATGGAATTAGCTGGCCGTAAAGGTGAGTTCGATCTTGAGTTCAAAAAAACGCTTGCTCCCTATCAGCGCGATATCACAGAAAGCGCTATGCAGTCAGCCAGGACAAAAGTCAATTATGGCTTTGAGGAACTCAAACAAAAACGTCTGTCTGAACCTGCTATCAATCTCAAAAATGAAAATCTGCGCATGCAGAATGTCTTTCAAAAATACGAAGAGCAATTCCGCAAAATGGGTATTACCAATGCGGATAATATCTTCGTTCGGATACTTGTGCGCATGATGGAAAAATCTGGTTTCAACCTTTTAGACTATGTGAAACCATGAAACGGTATACTTATCCAGGAGGAAAACGGAAATACAATTCCATTAAATCGCGTCGTGGTCGTCGTAAACATCGTCGGAAACAACGTTCAACTTATCGACGCTACAAATGAGCCAAAAGCCAATCACTCCCAATGTTTGCGCGTCTCGCGAAACAGGCCGTCCGCGCGCCCGATCGTGACTGGGAAAC